TTTCAATATCGTCCTTTAGCTTCTTGACCTTGTTTTCTAACCGCTTGACTTTCTTAGTCAACGCTTCGTTTTGCTTCTCGATTTCATTTTTTAAAACCATTCTAGTTCTCCTGTTTAAGTTGGTGGTTTGGGTGACGTTTTGCCACCACTGAGATAAGTTCCGCGCCTACCGGGACGTGGACTTGTATTTCCGACATGGGTATCTGGGTGATGGTGCGCTGATGGCACTCGTCGTCGATCTTGTAGACCACTGACACGTCAAATTTCGCTAATTCCATTTTCGTTGTTTCCCTTTTCATTCCTTATTACAGCGTTCAACCGTTCACGGTCCTCGGTGCTGATGTGTTTTTTAATGTTTAGGATCGACATCCCTAAAGCGTCGATCCCGTATTTCGCGTTAAACTCTTCGCAAAGCTCAACAAACGTCATTTTTCCAAAGGCCCGATGATCATGTCCGCGATCTTGCTGCCGAAATCTGCGTCCTGCATAGCCTTCAACGCCATCAGCCCTGCCGCTGCGTTGGACAACTCCGGAAACGATCTATCAAACGCCTCGGTATCTTCTTCCCCATCGTCATACTCCACCTCAATGTGGAACGCGAACGAAGTTGGGTTGATTCCCATGTCGTTTAAAATATCCCCGATTAAGTCGGTTAGGTATTCCGTGTCTTTGACCTCTAATTGATCGTCGCCTAGCATTATTGTTTTCATTACACCGCTCCCTCAAATTTACCCCAGAAGTCACTGGGGAATTCAGTTTGAAATAATTTTTTTGCCCAGTCTGTTGAGCCTTCAACACATAGTTCGCAGACAAAAACAGGGGGCCAGTAGTCTCCCACCTCGTGACATACTCCCGGTTCTTTTTCTATGTCCATTAGATCGCCACATCGTTCACATTCCATCACACAGCCTCCTGTAAAGAAGTGACGTTGATCTCGTCGGTGGTCAAGTGGGCAAATTCCGGGTTCCGAGTCACATTGGCACACAACATGACATTGCCCGCCGCATCGTGCTTAAAGGTGAACGCCACCGTATCACCCTCGGAAGCTTGCTCGCGCAGCACTGGAGCGGGGATGTTGTAACGCTTGTCCTTGCGTCCGTTCTTACCTGTCACGACATAGAACTTGATTGTCGTTTCAGTGCCGTCCGTGAAGTGCAAAGGCAGTTCTTTCTTGTTGCCATTAGTCATGGTGTCGAAATCGACGCCGAGCAACCGCGCCAAGCGGACCAGTTCCTTGAAACAATCCGGGTTGCCTTTTTCGATCATGGTTTTGGTCAACGTCTTGCTGACCGCTGGTATTAGTAGTTCCATTACTTGTCCTTTAGTTGTAGCTCATCGAGCTTGTTGTTGATCTCTTGGAGAGAGGACTGGATGTCTCGCAACACGGTCCACGCTTCTTGGACTTCTTCTTCTGACAACGTGATTTTGATCTCGATCTTTTCCATTCGTTTCTCCAAGTCGGTCATTGATAATAGGGGTATTTGTTTTGATATGCAACACCTCCTATATGAAAGTTCTTTATTACTTTTAGTTATAAGCTTATGAAATCACGGTATAGATAAGTATGCGAAAATATGGTAAAATATAGGAGGGTCATAAAACCTTTGTCGAAACTGACCCTTTCGATTGTTCTTTAACCGGCCGCTGCTGCGGGAATCGCTGCCGCTGCGGCTACAACTTACAACAACTGAAAGGAGTTTGTTATGTATTACATAGCAGAAAAAAATCCGCCTTACCTATGGCGTAAGGTTCGAAAGCTGAAAGACTTCAAACCCAAAGAGGGAGTGGAGTATGCAGTAGCCAGAACTCAAAAAGACATTGAGTCTGGTCAATTTATCCCGACTTATGTCGGAGTAAATGGAAAGCTAAAAAAGACTGATGATTTCAGCATGTTTTTTTAACTTGGAATGTGATTCTACATTCTACCGGGGGTTTCGGCCCCCAACTCCTAAACCAACTAAACGGAGGTGCTTATGAAAGTAAGCGAGGAAGCTTGGTGTCTTTATGAAAAGACAAACGTATTTCTGATGGAAAGATCGATACCCATCCGGTTTCGAGATTGCCCAAGCAAAGAACCAAAGATCGATTTGGCTCAAGCCCGGAAACTGGCGCGACGTTGTTTTAGAAAATTTTCTAAAAGGCCGCTCAGTTTCTACGTTAACAGAATCGAAGCGATCTCAGGTTCGACCCACACTTGGACCAACAACAAGAAAGGCAATGGAAAAACCTTGCTTGTCAATGTCCACAAAGATTGGGGCGAGTTCATTCACGACCTGTCTCACTTGATTCAGGCCAAGAATCAATCTCGATACCGGAGGGGCAAAGCTTGGCATTGTGCGGAACACGCGGCTTTGGAATTCAGGATCGCAAAAACGGTCTTGGAGGATTGTCCATGAAAATCCCAAGCAACCTGACCCAAGCTTGGCTCGATAAAAAGGGCTTCAAGCTGGTAGAGATCTATCGCAACGGTTACCGCCTAGCGATTCTCAGATCTGTCGGTAGAAAGTGGGCACACCTAAGTGTGGCCGCAACTGGGGACAACTTCAAAGTACCAGTTGACCAGTTGATGTACCGGCCCGTTGTTCGCAAACGTGGACAATGGACTGTGGACTACAACTAATAAAGGGGGCTTCGGCCCCCAACTTTTAATCAACTAAATAGAGGTAAAAAATGAAAGTAAGAATTCAACAAACCATAGAGTTTCGCAAACACGAGGTTCAAGTTTTAAAAAAAATGGCGGAAGAGTGGCAAAACATGACCGAAGAAGAGCGAGAAAAAAATGAGGTTGCTCCGGTTTAAAAATAAGAAAGGGGGCATTGCCCCCTTTTTTTATGACCCCTGGACTCGGGCTAATTGGTTTTGAAACAACCGCCGATTTCTTCGCCTAATTCATCGATAAAAGTTAACTCGCCTGACTCAACTACTTCATCCGCATCGAAGCTATAACGCTCGGACTGCTTTCGCATTTGGTCTTCAGTCAAGCCCTCTTGCCGCCCGCCTCCGTCTCGAAACCAAATAGTATAGGTTGGTTGGGGTTCGACCTCGGGCTTCGCTTTGCGGTTCTCGAATTGCTCTTTAAACCTCAGTTCACTATCGCTATTTTCCTTAGTGAAAATAAAAACGTGGCAATGCCTGTGGCAGTATCTTTTAATGTGCGCGTACACAGATTCAATGTCCTTTTGATGTTTATTCCAATATGAAGTTCCGTTATAGACAGATACAGTTAGGGCATGGTATTCAAGTTCGCTGTTCATTTTTTGTATCCTTTGTAATAAAGTTTTATTTCGTTCGGTCTTGAATCGGAACATTCATCTTCTGTCATTTTGCATACAGAACAGAATAAAGTTACCGATTTTTTGTGGATGTAGTTCTCGTCACATTCACAATCCCAATAATTGGGGTCTGTTTCGACTACCATATTTAGTGCCTCTTCGCGGTTCTTGGCGCGTTGTTGTTCGATTTTGCGTTTCAGCTTGTCATCAATCACTTCTTGAGGAGGATTAAAAATTTGATAGATTTTGTTAAGCAACCAGAACATCAGGACTGCTCCGCGTTTTCGACTAGATCCCTCGCGAACTTTAACGATTCTTTGCGGCACGAGTAACCCACGGCGGGCGTGAAATGCTTCTCGTGAAATAGTCCGCGGTTCTCGGCACTCGGCCATCGGACGGTGTAGCCGCCAGTTGAGTTTTTAAAAATTGTTGTTTGCATTAGTTATGCTCCGCTTAGTTAAAGGCCCGAGTATATGATCAGTCGCATATAAAAGAAAGGTTTTTTGTTAATCGGCGTTATAATAAGAGATATTTTAACCAAACCTTATTTTTAGAAAAAATAATTTCAAAAATGGTGGGACTAGTGGGACTAGTGGGATTGACCAGTAAATACGCGGGTTTCAGGCGTCCCGGTGGTGTCCCGGTGTTGTTTCAAGGCGGGGCGGTTTTGTTAATTAGCGTTTCCACATATGGGGCCTCAAAAAGTTTTTTTATTTTTTTTTTATTTATGAAAAGTACTATATGGGAACGGCTTTTTTAATTGTCCCGGAGCGGTTTACTTTTTAAAAAGAATATAAGACAATTCCCATACAACTAAAAGGAAGTTTAAAAATGGCTATGAAATTATTGGACACGGGAAACGGTAACTCGAAAGTAAGAAAGACTCAAAAGCTTGGCGGCGCGATCCGACTAGCGCAATTATCAATGTACCCGGATAATATTATTTGTCCCGGTAGCAAGGCGGCGGGGTGCATGGAAGCTTGTTTAAAGGATTCGGGCTTGGCTACTGTATATGACAGCGTAAACGAAGCCCGGCAACGAAAGACTGAATTTTTTAAAAATGACCAATTGAGATTTCTAGAGCAATTACGCCGGGAGCTATCGAACTTTTTAAAACTTTGCAAAAAGACCGGGGTTGTCGGTTGGGTTCGTTTGAATACCATTTCTGATATTGCTTATGAGACTTTCGGCATTCCGCAAGAATTCCCGGAGCTGAATTTTTATGATTATTCAAAACGTGCGGCGAGACTTTTAAAAACCCCAAAAAACTATAATCTGATTTTCAGTTATTCGGGTGCTCCGAAATATCATAACCAAGTTAAAAAAGCTTTTGATACTGGTGTTCCGATTGCGGCCGTCTTTCGGGGGCCAATGCCAGACATTTTTTTGGGGCGGCGCGTGATCAATGGGGATCAATCCGATTTAATCAATTTAAAATCCCCCGGCAAAATTATTGGACTAAAAGCGAAAGGACCGGCATTGATTCCAAACGAGTCTAATAAATTTTTTGTTATAGACGATTCGAACCGGGAGACTTTTGAGAAACGGTTTTTTAAAAAAATACCGGTAATAAGGGCGGCATAATTAAAAATTTAAAAAGTTTACATATAAGACGCTCTTATATATTATCTGGAATGCGGCAAACAAAACCGGGGCGGCCGCACCCTGGACAACTTTAAAAGGAAGTTAAAAAATGGAATTAGATAAAATCGAAAACGCAAAGGGTACGCTTCAATCAATTGTGCAAACAATCGATAACCAGACTAAACGAAAGCAAGATTATATTGCGCCCACAAATGCCATGCATATAGAGACGCGCGAGGGTAATACTAACGTCATTCTAGAGGGCACCGGGGGAATGCCAACGCAAACTTTCGAAACTAACGACGTTGCGTTTGGTCAACTATCCGCCACGGCCGATATCGACGTTAGAACAGCGCGACGGTTGCGCGACAATTACTCGCCCGAGTTTGACGCGCTCATGAATAAGATTTTCGAAACCGAACCGAAAAACAAAATGCTCCGGACGTTTGATGGTGAGCGTCCACTATTGCGGGCGGTGGTTTCCGATAAATTTAAAACTTTTGATAACTTCGATTTATTAAAGGCGTCGCTTCCGCAATTAGTTGATAGCCCGGCGGCATGGCAGGTTGTCAATGGGAGCGTAACTGATCAACGTCTATCGCTTCGTTTGAAGTCTCGTAATCAATTAGCCGAACCGGCCGTAGGTGATCATATGGCAAACGGGATTGCTTTATCGAATAGCGAAACTGGAAACGGTGCGGTTTCGGTTACCCAAATGTTTTGGACGTTAGCCTGTTTAAATGGAATGCAAACCGAAAACAAAACTCGGAACACTCATGTCACGAGTGCTCGCGGTGGGGACCAATGGGAGTTATTAAAGCAAGAAACGAAAGACGCGGACAATCGCGCTCTTGAATTAAAGCTTCGGGACATTGTCGCTTCATACGCTTCGCGGGAATCTTTCGACGAGATGATCGAAGTTATGAAAAGGGCTCATAACGATACGGTAGAAAACGGGCTCACAAATCCGACGGCTGTAGTGGACGCGGTTGTTTCGGTTTTGTCTCTCCCGAAAAAATCTACTGAATCGTTAATGGCGGGTTTCATGCAAACGATACAGCAACCCGGATACGTGAATAAGCCAGTTAGCCGCGCGACGTTAGTTAATGCAGTAACCGCTGTCGCTCACACTGTAGACGCCGACGACGTGGACGACTGGTATTCTCACGGCTCTACCGTTTTAAACCTGCCGCGTAACCAATGGGAGACGATCGCAAACGCCGCCTAAGTTTTAAAAAGTTATCAAGCTTTTAGCCCGCCTCGTGCGGGCTTTTTTGTGGGCTTTATTCGGGGTTCTATGTATGCGAATATATGCGCGTGTTAATCAACTAAAAATGAGGTTTGTGATCATGAGTGAAAAACAATTAGATATTGTGACAATGCAAAATGAAAAAGTGAAAAATCCAAAAATGCATTTATGTTTATTAGTTTTTTCTGCCGAAGACGGGCGCGTTGAATATGTAGAATGGCCCTTACCAGTTTACCGGGTAACGGGTATTGATTCTCGATTTTCTAATTTTCAAGAATTAGAGCGAGACGATAGCGGGCGTGAGATTTTAGACGTCTATCCCTCTTTAGAAAATACAAAAACCTATAAAGAAATTATTGATCGGTTTTTTACTCCTAAAAATTCCGCCGGCAACCGTCTTCGTTTGTGCGAGATTCCAAGCGTAGAACTAATCGACGTTTTCATGTCCTCAAAGGGCCGTATTCTTAAAATCCATTCTCGTAAAATGCAATATATCCAAACGGGGCCGCGCGGCGGGTGGCTTCCTTTCACACTGGACGTGGCGGCCGAGTTGATCTAGTAGTTTTAACCGCCGCACAAGCCCGCCATGCGCGGGCTTTTTTTTGGCCCGAATAAACGAGTACAACCGGCCCCCGCCCGCCTCCCGGGAATGGGGGCAAACGTACCGCGCACCGCGTACCGTGTCCGGTGGTTTGAACTGCCCGGTTCGCGAACCGTACACCGTGCCCAAATAACCGCGATTTATCGCCGGGACATATTTTGTCATTTGGACAATCCATGCCCAGGAGCAACAAGTTAACGCACACAAACCGCCCGCAAGTAAGCCCGCAAACCGCGCACCGCGGGCCGTGTACCGTTTTGTTATGCTCGGGGCCCCCGGACAATCGAGGCAAACCGCGGACAATCGAGCGCGAACTTTTCGGGAATTTCCGCGCACCGTGGGGGCTCTTGTACGGCACGTGTACTGGTGCAAGTTTTTCGCAAACAATCACCTAAAAAATCAAACGGCGTTTACTGTTTAAAAAAAGCTGTTATTTGATCCGTTTTTTGGTATAAGATTCACCGCATGGAGAAAGCCGTTGACAAAGCCAAGGGCCGTGGGAGGCCGCGCGTTAGCGAAGAAACTCGACTAACCGGCAAGCAAGTAAAGTTCGTGGAGCTTGTAGCAACCCGCGAGGGCCAAGACACGTTACAAAACTTAGCCGTAGAAGCGGGCTTCAGTGCCCGTGGCGCAAATGTCAGGGCTTACGAGCTTTTAAACCCCAAAATCAGTCCACACGTCTGTAAGGCGTTACGCGAGCGCAGGGAGCAGCTTGCTCAAAAATACGAAGTGACTTATGCGAGGCATATTCGCGATTTACAACGGATCAGGGACGAGGCGTTAGAGAACGGTGCATATAGTGCCGCTGTCCAAGCTGAAAAAGCCAGAGGTCTTGCCCAGGGTAATATTTACGTTAATAAGAGTGAAATACGTCACGGCTCCATAGATCAGATGAGCAAGGAACAAGTTCAGGAAGCACTAAACGAACTCAGGCGGCAGCTTGGGGAAAAGGTGATTGATGTCGAACCAGAGCGAATCGAAGTTTTGGAAGACGTTAAAGTGGCACATTGAAAAATCCGGGGCGAATGTAGTACTGACGCGAATCGAGAATTCGCAAACCCCCGGCATACCTGACCTGTTACTGTGCGATGAAAAGAAACGTTTGCATTTAATCGAGTTGAAGGTTCTGAGGGGCAATAAAGTGTTGCTCAGTCCGTTTCAGGTGAGTTTTGCCACACGGCACATAGGATCAAAAGTTTGGCTTTTGGCTCAAAAATGGGTAAAAGATACTGATGAACTGTATTTGTATCGATCTGAACGTGTGTTACGAGTCGCGGACAAGGGCGTTGCAGAAGTGAAGCCTGATCTTTTATTCACGTTGCCGTTAGATGTGGATAAATTTTTAAAGTTTTTGGCGGATTCTTAGGGACCCCTATGAGCCTGAGTCTTGAAACGGTAGACGAAACTCAAAAACTGCGGTTGGAACTGCGTCTGAAGCAGTTAGAGAAGCTTGAAGCTTGTCAGGATGAATTTATTCCATTTGTTCGAAGTATGTGGCCCGGATTCATTGCAGGGCGGCACCACTACATTATTG